TGGTATTGCTTCTGTTGCAGGTGTTGTTACTGGCCAACCGTGGTTAACGGCTGCAGGTGCAGCTCTTGGTGCTTTGGGCAACCAAGAGTTTCAAGCAGATCAAGCAGCTATTAACAGAGATTTTCAAGCCAACATGGCTAACACGTCTTTTCAGAGGCGTGTTGAGGATTTAAAGGCTGCAGGCCTTTCTCCGATGTTGGCTTATTCTCAAGGTGGTGCAGCTGTGCCTACTGGCAGTCAAGCCAGTTCAGCTGCTAATGTAGGTGAAGCTTCAGCTTCTGCCGGGTCTACTGCACGGCAAATTAATATTAATCGTGAACAGGCTATTTCACAGATTGAGTTGCAAGAGGCTCAGAAAAGTTTATTAGGAGCGCAAGCGTTAAATACTGATGCTGATACCAACATTAAAATGTTGGAAGCATCTGAGCATTTACCTGCGAAGATTAGAAACGTGTTGCAAGACACGTTGACTAAAGGTGCTTATGCACGTGCATCAATTGCTAATGCACGTACGACTGAGTACCTTATGCCCCAAGCTATGAAGATTGGTTCAGCTTGGAGTTCGCAAGCCGGAACTGCTGCGGCTTATGGTAAGTTGGTTAAAGAGAATACACCCGGTGTTAGAGCCGGTGTTTTAGGAAAGTTTGGTATCGAATGAGTAAAACGACAGTGTTTGTACGTAATCCGTACAATTACGATATGGATAAAGTGTCTGATGAGACTGGTCTAAAGTGTTTAGACCCGAGCTTGGCTCAGCAGCATATGAAAGATGAGTGCGACATTAATGTTATTGTCGAACGATTTGGGGTTACAGGGGAGTTACCAACTACCCCTATTCCACCAACATTTGGTGATTTTAGCGGTGTGAGTGATTATCACAGCGCTATTAATGCTGTTAGAGCTTCGGAAGAAGCTTTTATGGCGTTGCCTGCCAAAATTCGGGAAAGGTTTGATCATGATCCGAATGCATTGTTGCAGTTTTTGCAAGACGAGTCTAATCGCAATGAAGCGATTGAGATTGGTCTTATTGATGGGGAACCTGTGGTTGCACCCATCGTTTCTGCAGTAGAAACACCTAAGCCGGAAGCGTAAGCTTTCGGCAGCACAGTTACATTACTTGATGTAACTGTGCTAGGTGACACCAAAACCACTAATTTAACTACGGAGTGCAACTAAAATGGGTCTATATCGTAAGCCAATGAGCAAATATAGTGCAGCGAAGAAATTTCGTCGTGGCGTTAGCAAGACGAAAGCATTGAATATGCGTACTTCACCACAACGTGGTGGTTTTAGACTGTAAGTTATGGCGTGTTATAAGCCGTTAACGGCTTATCAATGCGCTGACAGGTCTATTATTTGGCGAGAATTACCGGGGGCGGACGTAGTCCGTACCCTGCAGTTGCCTTGTGGTCAGTGTGTTGGTTGTCGCCTTGAACGCTCACGTCAGTGGGCGATTCGTTGTATGCATGAGGCACAAATGCATACTAGTAATTGTTTTATTACTTTGACATATGCTCCAGAGCATTGTCCTAAGGATATGTCTTTAAATTACGAAGATTTTCAGTTGTTTATGAAAAGGCTTCGTAAGAGGTATACTGGTAAGACTATTCGTTTTTATATGGCAGGTGAATATGGTGAATCTTTTGATCGACCTCATTATCATGCTTGTATCTTTGGTCTTGATTTTGAAGACAAGAAAGTTTTCAAAAGAACGGAGACTGGGTCTGTCTTATATACGTCAAAGATACTTGAAGAGCTTTGGCCTTTTGGTTATAGCAGTATTGGTGATGTCAATTTTGAATCTGCTGCTTATGTTGCTCGATATATTATGAAGAAAATTAACGGTAAAACCGTTAATGAAAACCACGAAGTGGTTGATGCTGAACAGCATTATCAGTATTGTGATTTAGAGACCGGCGAGTTAATTCAGAGAAAGCCTGAATTTAACAAGATGAGTTTAAAGCCGGGTATTGGTCAAGCTTGGCTTGACAAGTTCATGTCCGATGTGTATACACAGGACCATGTAGTGGTGCGTGGCAAGAAGTGCCGACCACCACGTTTTTATGATAATAAGTTTAAAGAATTGTTTCCTGAAGAGTTTGACATGATACAATTTAAGAGAGAGATGGATGCTCGCTCTCGTTATGATGACAACACTCCTGAGCGATTGGCTGTAAAGGAGAAAGTAG